CGAAAAAATGTTTACAAAAGAGATCACTATCAATGCCAATGGCCAAATTGCACCTTCAAGAAAAAATTACACGCCCACCATATTTACAAATGGGCCGATTTCCCCGCTCTAAGATTCGTAATAGATAATGGAATTTCTCTCTGCAAAATTCATCATGATATGATTAAAAACCAGGAAGAAATATATGCTCCAGTATTTAGTAAAATTTTAGCGAGTAAAAAATGATAGATAATGAATTTACTATTATAATAGATACGCGCGAACAAAAACCCTGGGAGTTTTCTAATCACGCTACTGCTAACCATAAGTTAGATACTGGAGACTATAGTATACAAGGACTAGAAAGCATTCTCGCTATAGAACGCAAAAGGAACATATCAGAATTCGCCAATAATATAACAGAAAGTCGTTTTACTGATGTTGTTGATAGATTAAGCAAAACTAAATACTCATTTATTCTTTTCGAGTTCGACATGAAAGATGTAATGAATTATCCCATTGGAAGCAATATACCAAAACGACTATGGAACAAAATTAGAATTAGTCCGGCCTTTATTATTAAACATATTGTGGATCTGCAAGTTGAACACAATATTAAAATTATTTTCTGTGGCGACAGCTCAAATGCTGAAAAAATAGCTTTGTCTTTAATGAGAAAAATATACAAGAAAGAAAATATCAAAGATGTATGATGATGCTTGGTTGGGATTAGGCGAACTAGATAAAATCGTTATACCAACGAACCCTATGATTCGTCGGAATAAAAAAGATATAGAAAACCCTGATCGACATTTAATCAAGCTACTTAAAGATCCTGAATACTTTGGAGCAACCTGTAAACTCCTGTTTGATATAGAGCTTCATCCTATACAGGTGGCAATATTACAAGAGTTTTGGACAAGACCATTTCCCATGTTCGTTGCTAGTCGTGGTTTCGGCAAGTCTTTTATTTTAGCATTATATGCTTTTTTGAAATGCATATTTGTTCCGGGCACTAAAATTGTTATTGTGGGCGCCGCTTTCCGACAGAGTAAAGTTATATTTGAATATATGGAAACATTATGGAGAAACAGTGCTATTATTCGTAGTATTTTTAGTGGCAATGAAGATGGTCCACGACGCGATGTTGACAGATGCACTATGAGACTAGGAACAAGTTGGGCCATTGCTATTCCATTAGGAACAGGTGAAAAGATCAGAGGTTTGCGCGCTCACATTATTATCGCGGACGAATTTGCTTCTATTAGTCCGGATATTTATGAAACGGTTGTTTCTGGCTTCGCTGCTGTTAGTGCCACACCAATACAAAACGTAAAGAAAGAAGCAAAAAAACAAGCAATGAAAGACGCAGGAATATGGAACGAAGATCTTGAAACACTAAGCCAAAGCATGGGTAATCAAGCACTAATTGCTGGAACCGCTGATTATGCTTTTAAACATTTTGCTAGTTATTGGAAACGATATAAATCTATTATAGAAAGTAGAGGAGAAAAATATAAACTAGAAGAAATTTTTAAAGGAGAAGTACCAGATAATTTTAACTGGAAAGACTATAGTATTCTTAGAATACCATATGAATTAATACCCAAAGGATTTATGGATGACAAACAAGTAGCGCGAGCAAAAGCTACCATTCATACTGGCATATACAACATGGAATACGCAGCATGTTTTACAGAAGATAGCGACGGGTTCTTCAGAAGGTCGTTAATAGAAAGTTGTGTAACAAAAGATAATAGTCCAATTATTATTGGCAATGAAAATATCGTATTTGATGCTAAGATAGTCGGAGATCCAAAATTAAAATATATTTACGGTGTGGATCCTGCTAGTGAAAAAGATAATTTTAGTATAGTTGTTTTAGAATTACATCCTTCTCATAGTCGAATAGTTTATTGTTGGACAACAAATAGAACAAATTTTAAAGAAAGACAAAAGGCTGGTCTAATATCAGATCACGACTTCTATGCGTTTTGTGCAAGAAAAATACGTAATTTAATGAAAGTATTTCCATGCGAACGCATAGGCATGGATGCTCAGGGCGGAGGTATCGCAATAGAAGAAGCTCTACATGATCCAGCAAAATTAGAAGAAGGAGAAAATCTAATATGGCCAGTTATAGAAGAAAAAAGTAAAGATACTGATGATCAAGTAGGCTTGCATATTTTAGAATTGGTTCAATTTGCCAAGGCAGACTGGACAGCACAATCTAATCATGGTTTAAGAAAAGATCTTGAAGATAAAGTTTTATTGTTCCCAAGATTTGACGAACTAAGTTTAGTTTTAGCTTTAGATCAAGAAAATAGAAATATAGAAACAGCAGATCTAACTCCTCTTTATGATACAACTAGTGAATGCGTACTAGAAATAGAAGAACTAAAAAATGAACTGACAACTATAGTAATGAGCCAAACCAGTGGATCATCCGGAGCCAGAGATAGATGGGATACTCCTGATATTAAAATGCCAAATGGTAAAAAAGGAAAACTACGAAAAGATAGATATAGCGCATTATTAATAGCAAATATGTTAGCTAGACAAATAAATAGAGCATTACAACCAGTAACTTATGATATAATAGGAACAGACGCTTCCAAATCAGTTAAAAATAATGGTCAAATGTATAAAGGTCCTACTTGGTTTACAGAAGCAGCAAATGAGGATATTTATATAGGAATACGGAAGTAGTGTGTATAATACAATTATAATCCTATTACAATACTAATAGAAAAAATATGGCCAAAAAATATCCAAAAAGCGAAGCTATTCAAGATGCTGTTTTAGCCGATTCTGAAGCATATGTTACTTGGGGGGATGACTTAAAAAGCAAACAAGACGCTCTCAAACAAACAGCAGGATGCTTAGATGAATACGGTCTTTTCAAAGCTAACGCTGGATTTAACTATCGTAGCAATGATTATTCTAATCTTTTACCCGGAGATATAAGCGGTAAACCAGGATTAACTAGACGAGGATATGATTATTTTCGTCCAGACGAAGCTGTTCCAACAGAAATAAAACAGATTATTCGTAGAGCAGATGATGTTTATCAAAGGGTTGGTCTTGTAAAGAATGTTATTGATCTTATGGCAGACTTTGCTGTTCAGGGTATTAAACCAGTTCATAAAAATAAAAGAATAGAAAGATTTTATAGAAAATGGTTTAAGAAAATTAATGGTAAAGAGAGAAGCGAAAGATTCTTAAATAATATTTATAGAGTAGCAAACGTAGTAATTAATAGACAAACAGCAAAAATTAGTTTAAAAACTGCTGATGAATTCTTTAGAGCAACAGCGGCAGCAGATACTACAGAACAAGACTCTCTCAATGTAGACGTAGAGAAAAGAGAGATACCTTGGAGATATACTTTTATAGATCCAGTTTATGTTAATGTGGCTGCTGGTCCTTTAGCATCTTTTGTTGGTCAAAAAAGATACGAGCTTTCTATCCCAGTTGGATTAAGAAAAATTATAACATCACCAAAAACAGATAATGAAAAAGCTATAATTGCTGGATTACCATCACAAATTGTAGAAGCAGCAAAAACTAAAAAACCGTATCCTTTAGACCCACAAAAAACTCTTGTATTTCATTATAAAAAAGATGATTGGCAGAGTTGGGCATTTCCTATGATCTATAGCATTATGGATGATATTACAGTTATAGAAAAGCTTAAATTAGCAGATATGGCCGCGCTAGACGGAGCAATATCAAATATTAGAATTTTTAAACTTGGTAATCTCGAACATAAAATTGCTCCAACAAAAGCAGCAGCAAGTAAACTATCAAATATTTTACAAAATAATGTTGGTGGAGGAACTTTAGATCTTGTTTGGGGTCCAGATATCGAGCTTTTAGAATCCCAAACTAACGTACATCAATTTTTAGGGGAAAATAAATACATTCCGCATATGAATAGTGTTTATGCTGGTCTTGGCATTCCTCCAACCTTAACAGGAACATTCGGTGCTGCTGGCACAACAAATAATTTCATAAGCCTGAAAACACTTACTCAAAGACTTCAGTATGGCAGAGATACTTTGATCTCTTTTTGGGAGAAAGAATTTGAGTTAGTACAAAAAGCTATGGGTTTTAAATACTCAGCTAGATTAGAGTTTGATAGAATGGATCTAAGTAACGAAGATGCAGAAAAAGCACTATTAATTCAATTAGCAGATCGTAATATTATTAGTGATGAACTTATTCAATCCAGATTTGGATTTGATTCTGAAATGGAAAAAATTAGACTTAATAGAGAAAATAGAGAAAGAGATACAAATAGGATGGTTCCCAAAGCCGGTCCTTGGTATGATCCTATGTTTGAAGAAGCAATGAAAAAAATTGCTTTGCAAATAGGTCTTGCTACTCCGAGTCAAGTTGGTCTTGAGTTGGAAAAGAAAAAATCTGGAGAAAAAACTGTTTTGGAAATGAAAATACCAGCCGCTCCCTTTGGCCAACCAACTAGCGTTAAAGATTCGCCAGAATCTTTAAAAGGAGTGCCAGGACAAGGAAGGCCCAAAAACTTAAAAGATTCTTCAAAGAGAAAAGAAAAGAAATTTTCCCCACAAACCGGAGCCACACTTCAGTTATGGGCAGATAGCGCACAAGATAACATTTCTGAAATTATAAATCCAATTCTATTAGATTTTTATAAAAAGAAAAATATGAGAAGTTTATCTAGCATTCAATATTTAGAGGCCGAAGAAACACGATCTAAAATCCTCTTTTCTGCATCACCTTTCGATAAGATAGATCAAGACTTTATACAAAAAAGTTTTGCGACTATTAACAATAATAATGTCAATAAAATTTTTGATCAATATTCTTATTTTCTTACCAATATTAAAAAGTCTTTTGCCAGAGAATTGACTGTTAACGAACTAAAACAGGTTAAATCTTATTTCTATTCTATGGTGTATGAAAATCTACACAACTAAAGAGACAAAAATATGATTATATACGCTCAAGAAAAACAAGACGATCTAGAAGACCTAATTTTGGCCACTCCACTAATTAGTATAGCATCTATAGTTGAGCCAGCAGATAATAAAAAAATATTTAATAAAAACATTAAAGCATTAGCTTCTTATAATGATGAAGATCTTTATTATGTTCAATCTATTTTAGTTACATCTTCTTGGAATAAAAATGACGATATTTTTCCCAAAGAAGAAGTTTGGGCAGCTAAAGATACTCCAGAGGACAAACCAACAAATTTAGAACATGATGAAAACACTATTATAGGCCATATTGTTTCTAATTGGTCAATTACAGATGACGGAATACTTATAGACAATAATACCGATGTGGATAATTTACCAGATCGATTTCATATTGTCACAGGCTCAGTAATTTACAAAGCATATACAAATCCAGAATTAAAAAATAGAACAGCTAAATTAATAGCTGAAATTGAAAACGGAACAAAATATGTTAGTATGGAATGTATGTTTAAGGGTTTTGATTATGGATTAATTAATGAGGCTACTGGAGAATATAAGATATTATCTAGATCTGATGAGACATCATTTTTAACAAAACATCTTAGAGCATATGGTGGAAGTGGTAAATATGAAAACCATAATATAGGTAGAGTATTGAGAAATATTACTTTTTCTGGTAAAGGCTATGTTGACAAACCAGCCAATCCGGATAGTATAATATTTAACAAGGAAAATTTTACCAGTTTATCAACAACAAAAAATAGCGAAAAAAGTTTTTCGGGTGTATCAGAAAAGAGTACAAATCCTATGGAGGCTAATAATATGAGTTTAGAAAAAGAAGTAGCAGAATTAAAAGAAAAGGTAGAGGCCATGACAGACTGCGCCTCAGCTACCAAGGAAGCTTATGCTCAAATTATTGAGCTAAAAGAAACAGTAGCTTCTTTACAATCAGAACTTGAAACCAAGTCCACTGAGTTAGTAAATACAAAATCTTCAATCGACGAATTAGTTGCTCAAACAGAAGCCGCTAAAAAGATGAGCGAAGAAGAAATGATGAAAAAAGAAGAAGAAATGAAGAAGGCCAAATCGGAACTCGATTCTGCTCTAGAGGCGATTGCTGCTTACAAGGGTAAAGAAGAAGAGATGATGAAGAAAGAAAAGAAAATGAAAAGAATGGCTTCTTTACTCGAAAAAGGTCTAGATCAAGAAGTTGCTTCGTCAGCCGTTGATCAATTTGAATCCTTAGAAGACGTTGCTTTTGATGCTATGGTAGAACTAGTCAGTAATGCGGCTAAAAAGGTTAAAATGCCAGAAGTCAAAAAACCAAAAGCTTCTGAAACAGAAGTTGAGGAAATTCTTGATAACGTAGAACCAAATGATGATCTTGATCTCAGTGCTGGTAGCGACACCCAAGAAAGTGTTAACACCACCCGTGCTGCATTAGTTGATTTTGTATGCGCTAGACTAGGTAAAAAACTTAATAAGGGAGAATAATAATATGGCTCTTAAATCAGATCGTATCGAACTTTTAACTGATATCTCTTTCTTCATGACAACAACTGCTGAAAGAGGCGGTGTTGTTAGTGCAGTAACAAGTGGTTCAGGCGTTTCAATGGACGACGCTAGTGCTGTAGTAGCTTATGCTGCTGCTGCTTCTGGCGCTAAACCATTAGGCGTTTTACTAAATGATGTTGTTAATCTTGATCTTACAAGACAACACATTAACTGGCACAAAGATGAAGTGCAAGTTGGTGGTAAAGTAACACTATTACGCAATGGTCAGGTAACAACAAACCGTCTCGTATCTGGCATTACTCCAACAGCGGGTACTCCAGCATATGTTGGTGCTAGTGGTCTAATTGGTACAAGTAGTACAAATGCTGTTCAGATCGGTTCGTTCTTAAGTAGTAAGGACACCGATGGTTATGCCAAAGTATCCGTAAACATCGCTTAATTAAGGGAGAAAAAAAATATGACTAAGGCTTTTGAACCAACACCAGAACTTACCGATCTTCTAGTTCGTTCTGGCTCATTAAATAAAGAAGAGGCACTAGGTGCTAATGCAGAATTTGCAAAAGCTCTAGAACTTCCACTTCGTCAAGGCATTCTAAATGGCGATATTCTAGACGGCATCTTTGAGCCAATCACACTTGCCCAAAGTGCTACTCCAGAATTCCCACTAGATTTCCTTGCTCCAGGTACTGAAAAGGACTTTGTGGCTTACACAATTCCTAATCACGGTTATATTCCAGAGCGTCACGTTGAAGGCGATTATGTCATGGTTCCAACCTATGACATCGGCGCTTCAATCGACTACCTCTTAAAGTATGCTCGTGATGCTCGCTGGGACGTTGTTGGTCGTGCTATGGAAGTTATGGAAGCCCAATTCGTCAAGAAGATGAATGACGATGGCTGGCATACACTTCTCGCTGCTGGTGTTGATCGTAATATCGTAGTATTCGATAGCGATGCTGCTGCTGGTCAATTTACAAAACGCCTAGTAAGTCTAATGAAGACTGTTATGCGTAGAAATGGCGGCGGTAACAGTGCCAGTAATAATCGTGGTATGTTAACTGATCTTTATGTCTCTCCAGAAGCTATGGAAGACATTCGTAATTGGGGTGTTGATCAAGTTGATGAAGTAACTCGTAGAGAAATCTATGTTGCTGCTGATGGCACACTTAATAGAGTTTTCGGCGTGAATCTTCATGATCTTGATGAACTTGGCGAAAGTCAAGAATATCAACTATTCTATACCAATGTTCTTAATGGCACATTAGCCGCTAGTGACGTTGAATTAGTTGTTGGCCTTGATATGCGCAAGAGAGATAGTTTCATAATGCCAGTTCGTCAAGAAGTTCAGATTTTCGAAGACGATACTCTACATCGTCAAAAGAGAGCTGGTTTCTATGGCTGGGCAGAACAGGGCTTTGCTGTTCTTGATAACAGACGTGTCCTACTAGGCTCTCTCTGATTACTATAAGTTAATAACTTAAATATCAAACAATTAAGCCGCTCTTTACTGGGCGGCTTTTTTGTTTATTAGGTGTATAGTGTTTATATACAACAAAATCTGAGGATATAATATGTCATGGCAAACAGAGTT